CAAGTTCAGTAGCTCCACTTGACATACCAGCTAAACCAACAGCCGCTGACACTCCACCTTTTACAATGGAGGCAATGGGATTGGTGGCTTCTTGCTGGTGCAACTTGTGGTGAACTGCTGGATTTGTCTTCGGCAGAATAGCTTTGTGGTGAAGCAATGAGCCCGGTTTGAAACGGGCTGCACGCTGCGCAACGAAGTTCAAAGAATACGTGTTGTTGACTTGGGCCGTGCCTGACTTGAAATCATCAATTAAGACAATTAAAGTACAGAACTTAGGATGCAAGCACGCATCAATGATCGACGTGTCTGACATGAACGAATGAGAACGAATCGAGTCAGCGGGATACGTGTTCATCTGATGGGCAGTGAGCAGATCATCTGCACCAAAAGTAGTAGCACGCTTAGTGTCACGCATCATGTCACAAATGTCGAGAAACTCGGCTACACCCATCACCGTGCTGAGGTCAGCAGCAGCAAGGGTTAGATTGTGACCAAGAAACAAACCGCCATTGTAACGCATTATACGGACTTCTCCCCCGACAGAGTAGCGCTCTGTAATGTTCCGTATACGCAGTGAACCTCGGAGAGGAATTGACTCCACACGCATAGTAGGATCAAAATCCAGAATGCTGCCACCCTCAATATTGCCCCCATCAGGACCGGCACCAGCCGGGACACCCCAGGTAGCCAGAGACGTAGTTGCAGGACCGAGTTCTGCGAACGCGGCAGCATGAATAGGCTCTGTATGGATTGCAGCTTGACCACCCACATTGACCACCTCAAAAGAGGCTGCTAGCTGAGAGTCTGACGACCCGATGTTGAAAACGATCAGCTTGGCATTAGTCGTGACATTAGTGGTTGCAGCTGCATTCCCAGTGACGATCTGATAAGGGATACTGGAAACACCGGCACCACCAGGGACAATGAAACGAGCAAACCCTTCAATGGGAGTACAGGGACCCACTGCACTGGACAGTATCGCCGAGTCTGGCATCGAAGCAAATGCGTCGTAATACCCCTGGCCTCGTGGAGCGAGATATTGGTTGGATGTTGCACCACCACGGAACCTGACATCCTTGGGCTGTACTGGTCCCCTGGGTAGAGAACGCAATGCGGCCCCGCGCGCTAATGCGCGTTGGTTGCGAATGTTGCGGCGGCGGCCTGCTCCGTTGCGTGGGCCATTCTGACCGCCGGAAAACTGCGCTTTGACTTTCTGGGCGAGAACAGGTACTAGCTGTTTCACTAGTGCCTGGACTTGCTGGTTTCCAGCCAAACGTGCTGCAGCGCCGGCGAGTCCGTTCGGCATATTGCTGAGAAGCAGAAGCAACAAAAGATACGGCACCGAGTGCGAGAGTTGTGATGAGCTGCTCCGTGGTTAAATCGGAACAGGTGAGATAAAGGGGCCACAATAAATAGATGTGGACTTAGTGAGCGCAATGATGTTATAAAAACTTCCAAAACCCTACCCACCCAACCTGAAAGTTTGCGTGAGCAACAATTGTTAACAACAGCTGGAGAAGTATTCACCCCGCACATGAAAGCTGAAGTTAACGTTGCCGAGCGACCCCTACTATGTGTGCGCTCGCGCGAATACTGACTGTACATGCACCAAAAAGTTGCGCAATGCGCTGTGCATGTAGAGACTCAGAACACAGTGTCGAAGTCCATAACGACATCTGGGTCATTGATGTCGACTTCGAGCCATGCCTTGTTGGCCTTAGCCACGTATGCGTCAACGCGCTCACGGAGACCTGGAGTGTGCCGCACGGCGAAGCGGATGCCTGTGGCCTGATCACGGGTGAGCTTGTGATGACCAGCGTAAGCGAGACGGAGCAAGATCTTCGGACCATTATCAAAGGTCACGACGCCAGTCTCGAGGTCATAGAGGTGAGACGTGAATGAGATAGACTCATTCAATCCCAATGTCTCACCATTGTCCTCGATGATGACTCCCAAATCGCGCCAAATAGTCTGGAATTCAGGCTTAGTCTCATCTTTTGCATGGTTGTCGTCACCCATGTTCAGAGATTTTCCAACGTGCTCTTCTATTGTCCAAACCGCTTCAGAATGGACGAATCCACGCTTAAACGAGTTGGAAGAGGAGGTTGATGGAATGCCAGAAGGCATTACTCCGAACCAACAGAGTTCGAACATCTCCTTGCCGATGACAATGACATGTGCGGAAGAGATCAATCCCATATTCATCAGTGCATAGCACCAACCATACGGAAAGTACCCAAAGCGCGCAGCATCAGCACGGCGGTAGGCGTCTGCCATCCAGAGAGCCCTGGTGACAGAAATGTCCCATCCTGAAGGGTCGGTGGAGACACCATTGTGGGGGCGTCCCTCACCACCGAGCATGTTCCGCATCGCGTTCTTCAGCTCGAAATTGCCTTCGTCGTGGTGGCCCATCCCAACACATGCACCAAAATATGGGAATGCGTCAGAATGAGTTTCACCGCTCTGAAATAGCTCGATTTCAAGCTTGTTTTGCGCGTTGTGGAAGAATCGCATCACGAGTTCTCCGGCGATCCCAGAGTTCCAAATGACCCTGAGACGGTCCCCATCGATTTTCTTGTTGAGGTGGATCTCGTCCTTGCCAAAGAGTTCCTCTGGCACAACGAGACCAGCTTGAAAAAGGTCGAAGGGCGAGCATTTGATGAGCATCTCGTGGTTTGTAGCAGCAACCAGCATTATCCGGTAGACGACAGACAGGACGTTATCTTTGTCTGCGATCCATTCGCCCTTTGTGCGTTCTCCGGTGCACTTTCCCCACGCAGTGCCCTTGGCAACCTGAACCCCCTTGAAGATGTCTTGGAGGTAGGATCCAAGGGTAACCTGCCCATCCCAAACTGGGGCTGGCAAGCCACGTGAATACTCCTGAAGATGATTGAAAGAATACTCACGGGTGCGCGTCCTCTTACGGCGGAATTGGGCGTTGATGGATTTCCGGATGTACTCTGGACCCCGAGCAGCGCAAGCACCAGTTGGACGGTTGGTCGCATCGTCCCAGCAAGCGTCAGACCACACGTCAAACCATTCATCTTTGTTAGGGTGGTGGTACCAACCCTTTGACTTCTGGTTACAGCCGTATGGGGCCAAGCCAAAGAAACGCGCAACAGAAGGGTCAATTGGTGAGTCCGATTGGACATTGGTGGTCCTTGGTTGGAAAAGCGTCTGTTTAGCAAGGAACGCTTGGAAGGCGTCGGTGTGTTGCAATGAACCATCAAGCGTGCCAGCAATGGAAGAAAGAATCTGTCCAAATACTTCAAGCCTCATGCTCATGTAATCGCCACCGTTGTAGTCCAAGAACTGTTTGAGATAGAAATCAAAATGCTCTTGAGACTCCTTCGACGCGACGGGCATCGGTACGCAAGAATCAATTCTCTCGCTGTAGTTTTGAATCTTGGGTAGGTGCTCGCGTGGAAATGGGGTAGAGTCGCTACTCGTGATCCATTTACACTTGGCCTGGCCTCTGTCATCGATCTTGACCCTCAAATCCGCCTCATTGAGTGGTAGTGGGTAAAACCGAGGATATCCTGGGAAGCAACCGTCAAGACCGTGTTGTGCATTGATGACTGAGTAGTCATGTTCATCGGTGTACGGTGCCTCATAGACATCATGGGCAAAGGCTTCATTGAAGCACGGGGCATGGTTTATGGCATCATTCTTAGACTTCTTCTTCTTAGATGACGACTTAGCTTTAGCCTTGACTGCAGCTTTTGCACCGGCAACTGCTTGCTCTGCTTCCGGCGACAGGTCCACTTCCGCGGTTTTCTTGTAGGTAGTCCAGTCAACGGGTGCCTCGTTGATCATGTAGGGTGCCATACCAACGGCATTCACACGATACAAGTGAGGACTGGCTGGAGTGCCTGCAAGATTCTCTGTCGGTTGGTCACAAGAGCTCGCACCAGGTGTTTCGTCACTCTTCGGAGAGGGAGCTGGAGGCTCCTCAGCTTTAGGCTCCTCAAAAGAAACTTTCTTAGCTGATCCAAGAATTTGAGACCATCGAGCTTCAGTACCGGGAGCGAGAGTCCAAGTCATACCAGCTCCTTGTACAACCAACTCCTGACGGAGAAAGTGGTAGAGGGTTGGATTGATATCGGACTTTGTCACGACATTGCAGCTCTTAGCCACGGCGAGTGTTGTGGACCCAGGCTTAGCTTTAAGCGCGGCGTGTATAAGCGAGGCGGGAACAAGTGGAGAAGGGCACCGGAGCGATCCAGGTGCATCGTTGAACTCGCGGGCTTCACGCTCAAGCATCTCGGCGAAACCAGGGTATTCATCACGTAGGTCATCCCACTGCTGATCAGCAGCGAGCATGTGGGCTGCCATGTCTGCAGCATCAGGGTCAAACAAGGCCATGTTAGCTGAAGTAGAGTGATAGAGCAAAGCTCGAGAGAGCTTGTGGTTCTTTGTCTTCTTGTACAGCTTCTTCATGGTAGATTGCCACTGAGAGCGAGTCAAGACACCCTCGTTGATGGCGACCGCGTGATAAGACTCGTTCACTGCCTCCCGAAAATCGGTAGGAGTGAAGGGTGCTTCAGTGTAGGCCACAGTGTTCTCAACATTCTTTTGAGGGACGTCGGTCTCAATCCCAAGTTTGTCTTCAATGGAAATGAGCTCGGAGACGTGAGCAGCAAGAGGGTTGAACACATCTTCGAAAGCCTGTGAATAGGTAGGCTTCCAACGGGCGCCTTCGTACTTCCGAACACCTTGTAAGCACACCTGCCCAGGGGACATCCGGTTGCGATAACCAGGTGTGTTGGGCATTCCACCGTGATGGACGCCAACCAAAAACCACTCGTCATTGGACTTGCGCCATGCTTTGCACGAAGAACCACCCTCGCCATTTTCAGCCGTAGACAGGGTTGCCCCTGTGAGGCTTACAGTGACTGGGTCGTCAAGTACACGCACGTTGCGGTCGTACTGAAAAATGCGGTCTTTGTTGTTGATAGACATCATTGTTGAGATGGAATTGGGTATCGGATCAACTTTCCACTTAATGTTCTTGATCGACGGAAGGCGAGACCATTCAAAGTCCCACTCGAAGAAGACAAGATCATTCAAATGGTCTTTGATCGAAGGCATTGCTTTAGCAGTTTTGAGCTGATATAAGACATCATCCTTCGTATCAATGAGCCAAGTGAACTTTTCAGGAAACCTCTTGGAGATGGAAACTGAGTTGTATGGAATCGGGTCCTTATCAAAGCCGACGGTGATATAACACTCAGCGGGGTCATGGTAAGTCAACAGGCCAATCTGGGAGTGGTAGCATGAGATTGCAATGCTCCGAGAAGGTGTATTGGCGGCAAGCCGCTCTCCTGCGAGAAACATGACATAGTCGTCCGGAAAGGTGGCCGAGAACATAGGAGTCTGTTTTGGCCTCTTTGGTGCCCAAATGCAGAATGTCGGTGGAAGTTCTCCATCCGGCGAAACGAAAGGGGCAGACGAGAAGCTCTCGTTGACAGGTCCAGGGCCACCTAACGCCAAGGCGCTAGGAGACTCATTGGCAAGACGGGGTCGAGTGGTACCAACAACTGGAAGAATCTTAATCTTCAAGCCCTGAAGCTCGTCGATGTCGTACTCTTGGATGTAAACCAGTGCTGGGGCTCCACCATCGGTGTCATATTGCCAATAAGTGAAGGGGCCAAATTGAGTCTGGTCAGCGCGAACAAGTCCACGCTTACGAGTAACTGCGGCGAGGCTCACTGCGATGTCCACAGTGGGCGCTGATTGTGCTGGCGCAACGGGAGTTAATGCCTTGAGTTTGCGATTGAGGCGGGTCCCCTCCTGCCGCTTGCGCAGCAAGGTGAGGCCGCCCAGAACACATGAGGCACAGCCAGTAGAAGCGGTTAGTGCCTCCGTTGCGACGATCCCCGAAGGGATTGCTCCGGCAAACAACGGAATCCCTGCACCGTGAGTGGTCACAATGACCACACCACCGGCACAGATGCCAGAGCCCAAACCCATTGTGTATGTCTTGAACTTGTCCCAGAATTCAACGCATTTGTATGAAGGTGTGCGCCACCAGTGCGACACACGAGTACGAAGATCTGCAGGACTTACA